TAACAGTTGCATTTGGATTATAGTTTGTAGCTGATCTATCCATACAACCACTAATAACTGACACAGTCGTTTTTGTAGAACCACCAGTTCCACCTCCCCCTCCTCCGCCAGTATTTCTGACAATTTCATATGAGTCGCCGAAGTTTCCATCTTCACCACTACCGCCACCTTCTATTTGGTCATAAAAATTTGCTCTAACTGCCATGTATATAAATATCGTTATTTAATATTACTATCTCTCTCGTGGAGGTCTGTTTTTTCGTATCACTATATCTCCTCCACCAAGGTAACTTCCACCTTGACCGGTAAATGATGTATTGTCTTCTATCATATCATCCATTTGACCTGATGTTTGTCCTCCTCCGGTTGTTGATCCAACTGATACAATCGGTATTGATACCGGTGGTGGTGGTGTTGGTTTACCAACAACCGGTGGTTTCGGTTTTGGTGGTGGTGGTATTGGTTTAATAACAACAACCGGTGGTATCGGCCTTTTTGGTATTGTAACACAAGGTCCTAACTCAATACATACAATACCAGGTCCTTTTGATATCGAACCTCTTTGTGCACAAATTGTTGTTGTATCACCTGGAAGTAAATTACTTGATGTTTTAGTATTACCAACTGCATCTTTATAAGTTACCGATAAGGGAAAGCTTTCCCTTGTTGTATCATACCATGGGTTGGGTACAGTTTTACCTGCTCCATAATTATTATTATAGCTATCTGTTCCTAATTGATTTTGTCCATAATAATTTGCAATATCGTTATACTCAGGATATGGTTTTGTAAGTAATGGAAGGTTGTTACTATTTTTAACAATATACATACGAGTAGATGCTATTTTATCAGGCTTGGGTACTTCCCTAACATCATTTGTCCATTTAATCGAACCAACATCATGTTTGATATTAAACGAATCATACATCTTTCCGTTAACAGGTGTTTGGATTTGTCCGTTTAATTTCCATTTAATATTTGCAGTTGAAGACCAAATATAATACTTTTTAGATACACTTTCAATTACACCCTCATATTTACAACTTCCATTATCAGAAGTAGCGTTTGGATTGAAATTAAGTGCACTTGAATCAGTACATCCTTCGATTTCTTCTTCCTCAACAATCACTTCCTTATATGTACAACTACCGTCGTTATCTTGAGCCAATGAATTATAATTTTCAGCTTTTGGATCTGTACAACCTCGTACTCGTGCATTTACCTTATCTGGAACAGTAGAAGTGTATATTGAATTAGATGTGGTTGATTTTAAAATTTGACTAACCTTATCAAGTGTAATTTGCTCTTCTTTAGATAATATATTATCTTTCTGTATATCTCGTTTTGGTAAATAGAAATCAATACAATTAATCAAAGATGATTGTGCATCTTGTAATAGTTGTGCTATTGATAAATCAATACAATCTGTTTTATCTCCATTTGGGTTACCATAATTTATATCATTAATACTCCAATTTTTATTTGATGCGTAATAGTTCATAGATTCAATAAACTTTGTTTTGATTCTATGTAATAAAACTTCAAAGCTTTCTATATTGAATTCTTTTTTAATTAAATTAATATAATCAACTCCATCTTTTTCCTTACCTTTGGAAAATAAAAAGTTTTGAAGAATTTCTTCCAATTTCAATCCCTCTATAAAAACATTTACATAATAAATCACATCATCTCTAAACGTTTCGTTTTCAAGAAATACATCCAATCGTTTTTCTAAATCTTTATTTTTCTTTTTAGCTCTATTTGGTAAAACTCTAATTTCTGTTCTTGAAGGTGAAATTTCATGTATCCATAAATTATCACCTTCAATTGAATCAACACCCACTCTTCTGTTTAAAAGAGTTACTTGTGTTTTAAATATTCCGTTTGAATACCCAGCTTCTCTAATTAATTTTTCAATATCTACTATAAATTCGGTTGTTCCGTTTTTCTTTTTTGTTTGGGAATTATCTGATATTATAAAATATTCAGATATATTAACATCATCAATATAAATGTATCGTACCAATTTACCATCATCCCCTTGTGGTAGTTGGTTTTCACTTGAATCAAATAAAATAAATTCGATCATATCAGAACAACCCAACCCAAAGTTAGATTTAGATATTTCTTTTTCAAATACCTTTCTATCCTCAGAGTCAACCTTGTACCCTTTTCTATCGATTATGTCTTTAAATCCTTTTATAGCCATTTCTTATCCTTTATTTTTTCTAATCTTCCAAGTAAGTCCTTCTTGTTTTAAGTTACCAGTACCATCTTCAAACTCAACTTCTATTTTAAATTTACCGGTATAATCTCTGGCTTTGTTTCCCCAACGCTTTGGTTTTGGATTGTTCTTACCTCCGATTGATTTTCTAAAGAAAAATGGTATTTCTTGAGTTGCACCCTGTTCAATGTTAGCATTAGCGGATGGTTTCAATGATGAATCAGAACCAAATCCCATTATAGGACCTATTCCACCAGCATCGGTAACTGTTAGTTTAACTTTAGTTATTTTTTTACCATCATCTCTAAGATTTTGTATTTTTATAAAACCACCCTTTCCACTTTGTGGATTTTTCCTAGAAGTTGTCCATGAAGCATCAAACCCAGTCCAATCAGCTGGTTTATCTTTTATAACTCCCCAATATGCTTCATTACCTGTAAATGGTGTTAAACCACTTGCTGCAGCTGCTGTTTCTGCGGCAACTCCCGATACTTGACTTGTAAGTTGGTTAGTAATTGCTTTCTGAACTTCTAAAAGTTGTTGTAATGTTTTCTTTTGTGCCTGTAATCCTCGGACTTGTGCATTTAGAGAAACCCTCTCTACTCCCTCCTTACTACCTGCTATAACTGCGTTTTGAAAATCAGATAATAATGTAGTAAATCTGGTATTCGCAACTTGTGTTTCATTTTGAGCAGAAGCTTCTTGTAATTTTGCCAAATCCAATTGAACTTCCAATTCTGCAATTCTACTTTTTAAACTTTCTATTTCAGAAAGAGCAGTATTCCATTTCTGTCTAAAATCTTCTGAAACTTTTACCAATGCTTCGTACTTAGCTAAAAGATCATTATATATTTTTTGTTTAACAAAAGGTCCTTTTTCAGGCTTCTTCTTTTTTATTAACTCATCGACTTTTACATCTAAGGATTTTTTTAGTTCTTCTTCATTATATTTTGGCTTTTCTATATAACCAGAAGTTTCTCCACTAAACTTAGTTTGATTATCATCGTATTCTAACGTTTCTCCATCATCAACCCAATCTGATTTATATCTTGGGGAAATTTGCTTTCCCTTGATTGGTCTATCATTCCACTTTATTGGTGGTGGGACATCTCTAAACGGTCTAACTTGTTTGTTATTTTTTTTACGTACAAGAATACCACCTGTTTTTTTATCCCTTTGTATTCCTTTAGAACCTTTCTTAGCAAGTTGCTCTGTTCTAATCTCATCTCGGCGCGGAGGCAATCCACCCTTCATTAAGTCTTGCTTAGGTTTATCAGGAGACTTTTTGAAAAGTTCTCCTACTTTAAAATCTTCAGGTTTAGCTGCCATGTTATAATTCTACGGTGAATGTTAAATCCTTGTCTTCAAAGTATTCAACTACACCATTTCTATTTATTTTTGTTTCAATATAGTAATCTCTATTGATTTCCCAATTTGTTAAATTTAATTTAAAGAAGTGTCCGTTTGCATCACAACTAATTTTAGTATAGTCATCATCGAATGGAATTACCACTTCACCAGTTACTACATCTTTAATTTGATAGTATGTAGTTGTAGGTAAATATTTAACATCTCTATAAGAATATGTGTTGGTGTAAGTTTTAAGAGGATATTTTTCTCTTGCGAAAACTCTAATTGTAGGTTTACTTCCCCTCTTATACGAAGTTTTTAATCTTTTAAACGTTACATGAATATCATCCGATGCAAGTTCTGTAAGAGAACCTGTTGTATAAGTTGAATCATCCCAACCAATTCTTATTTTAGGTTGGTAAATTGTATTTGTTTCTTTTGAAAAGAACTTCAATTGTCCATAATCAGTAGTATCATTCTCTTTCTCAGAATCATGTTTCAATATTAATCCATTATTTGGAATTGAACCAGATACCCAATCTTGAACTGTATTTAATACATTCATTGATATATCAGATGATGAATAAGAAAATGTCTGTGATGCCGATGAACCAGTTAACCACATTCCTCCTTTACCATTGTGTGAACCTGAACTTTCTAATGAAGCCGAACCGATTAACCAATTTGATAAAGTTGTTCTTTTATTCCAACTACATCCCTCAATTGATATCACATCAAATCGAGTTCCAATTCCAACATCCCATGATTGGGAAACAGGATGAGCATGAAGTGTATAATCTGTTGGGGATTCAATTGATTCACATTCTCTAATAATAAGTTCAGCAGAATGTACAGAAATATCTCCACTTGCATTTGAAGCAGATATTTCATTTGTATTAAATTGAATTAAAGAACGAGAAATATCCTTTAAGTTACCATAATACGTTTTAGTTATTTCCAATACCTCATCCCTACCTGTATTTTGGGTAGGTTGTTGTAAATAAATTGTTGAATCTTTTGATGCTGTTACGAAATAATACATTATATAACCCTCCCTTTTAAATCTTTGTTTGGATACTTCACTTCAAATATAGATGGATCTAAAGATGGATAAACCATTTTACCTTTAGTTGCATCTGATATATTATATGAGTGTTCTGAGTAGTTTCCTAAACACTTGTTAATAATTTCACATTTTGGTACAGACTGAACTCCCTCGATACCTGCGATTAATAATTCTATTTCCGATATATTGATTGCCATGTTAAACGTCCAATTATCTATATTAAAGTATTTTGCTAATTCTTGTTGAACTTTAACCAACACCTCTCTTTTGTTATATCCACCATAAACTCGGATTTCAAAATCACATCCAATGTTTATAACAAATCCATCTATTAAATTAACACCATCCGTTAACATTCTGTATTCGCTAATATATGTTTTTAAGTTTTCTTTAACTGCTTGATTTAAAGTAGATAACGTTTTTTCTGAATTGTATCCAAGTATGTATAAATTAATTGCAAATGGATTATTCTTTTCAGATGTATTTGATTTCTTACCACCTAAAAATCGTGTTACTTCATCTTTTATTTCTTGTTCTGTTCGTTTAGTATCACCTAATTTTTGAACTAATCCTGTAAACTCATTAAGTGAAGTTTGATTGGCTAATATAGAAGCTGGAGAATTATTATCCAACTCACCATCTGGTGCACAATAAGCTTTAGCGATACCACCATATTTTGCTGGTAATGATAATGCTCTTACTTGATAATCTTTACGAGTTACTGCTCTATTTTGTGAACCAAAGTTTGCTAATGCATTTTCTCTAATTTCTTCAATCGTATCTGCACCCTTACCACCAGTTCCTGTTTCTTCATTATCAACAGCAACAGAATTTTTGGATACTCTATAAAGAGCCTTTTCTGCTTCTTGGAAAGATGAAATATCATCATCAAATGAAATTGTTTCAAGATTATTTAATTCACCTACACCTACATTTGATTTTACTCCACCACCAACTAAATAAGATATAGTAAATTCTCCTGTTGGAGCTTGACCATATGATTTTGTTTTTAGAAAGTTTGAAGGATCAAATGATGCACCCATTTTATCAATAGAAGAGTTTAATCCCAATCCTACATTTTTAAAGCTAGGTATTAGAGTTTCATCTCCTTTTGAAGAATTACCTGCACCGAATACAAGTGATGTTGTATTATCATCATTTATTTTAGTTGTAAATCTCCTTGATGTTTTTAAAACTTTAAGAACATTTGGTACAGATTCTTTGAATTGAGCCAAATCTTTATCTGTTTGTTCTGAGTTTGCATAATCAACGTAAACCATTTCTTGTGCTAAGTAAGGAACTTGATACCACTTATTTCCATTAGAATCTCTAACATCATAAATATCAATTACATTATTATCTCCTAATTGTATTTTAGAAAATTGTTCAGGAGAATTACCAAAAGTATAATTAATTGTTTTTAGTTCAGCAGACATTGCATTTACATATTTTTTTAATAAATATGTTGTTGGTGTTCCTTCGTTACTTTCGTAAATTGAAATTTCTCTGTCATCTTCTACCGAAAAATCAAGTAGTTCTGTACTTCTAAATCGTGTTCCTGAATTTGATGATACTACTACCATTCCTTCTTTGATTCTCAAACAATAATCCAAATCTGCTCTTACTTCATCTCCAGTTCCAATTGATGGTACGGTTTGATATACTGCCAATCTTACAATTGATGGTGAAGTTACTTTTGGCTTATATCCAAGATATTCTGCCAATGCAACTACATTCTGTTTATCTTCAGAATATAACATTAATGATTCTTTTAATGTATCATCTGTGTAATATGAAAGAACATCACCAAGATAAGATGCCATTTCAATGAACATCATTCCAGGAGAGGCTTCGTTGAAATCAGAATAAGTTTGAGGGAAATATGTTTTTGCGTACTGGATTAGATTTTCTCTAAATCCAGAGAAATCTTTATTAAGGTACTTTATGTCCCTACCTTGATTCGATTTTTTTGTTGAACTATTTAATGCCATTTTTTTATCCTCTTACCGTAAATGTTAATTCTTGTGATTCAAATTGACCACCTACTGAAAACTTTAAATGAATTCCAGCAGTATTTTTATCTTTCATTTCATCCGTCATATCTACTACAATTTCATCAATATCAATATATGGTAACCAGAAGTTAACACTATCCGTTATTAGTGATTCAAGTTGTATTTCTAAATCATCTGTTATTTGTTCAAATAATAGCTCTTGTAATCCTGTACCAAAATCTGGTTGTAGAATTCGTTCACCCTTATTAGTTAATAGTAAATTTTTTAAATTACTTTTTGCTTGTTCAAATGAAGAAAATGCCTGGTCAAAGTAACCACCATTTCCTCTTTGTACTGGCAAAGTAATTCCATACGCGGAGTTAGAAAACTCTTCGGTATCTTTTACTATTTTCTTATCAAGAATGTAAGCCATTTATTTATTCCTTATTTTATCTCTTAAACTTTTTAACAAGTTCAGAGTTATCTCTATTTAATATTCTATCTAA